ATGAAAACATCACAAACATCATGAGGCTGTGGAATATCGTAGCCGAAGCAATAAAAAAAGCATGGGAAAGTATTTTAAAACCGGTATTTGAAAAGGTTATGGAATGGGTTCGTAAATTATTCGATAAATTCAATGAGTATATGCCGGAGATTCAACGGGTTGTAGACGAAGTGTTTATAATGATTAAAACGGCTTGGGAAACGGCACTTAAACCAGCTTTTGAAGCGATTGGGGCGTTCCTTAAAAATGTATTGCTTCCTGTCTTTGATGCGGTATTTACTTATGGGATTATGCCGGTTGTAGAAACGGTGTTCCAAACGATTATTAAACTATGGGACAACTCTTTGAAACCGATGTTTCAAGGCGTTATAGACTTCATCGGTGGTGTGTTTACTGGCGATTGGAGACGAGCTTGGCAAGGTGTGAGTGATATTTTCAGTGGTATTTGGAATGGATTGAAAACAATCGCTAGAGCACCAATCAACGCGATTATAAACATGATTAACACTTTAATCGGTGGGCTTAATAAAATCAAATTGCCGGATTGGGTTCCTGGTCTAGGTGGTAAAGGAATCAACATTCCTAAAATCCCAACATTGTGGAAGGGTTCAAACTACACACTTGGTGGTTTAACGCTCGTAGGTGAACAAGGACCGGAGTTAGTCAATATGCCTAGAGGGGCATCTGTCACTCCGGCACATAAGACCGAACAAATGCTTAATAACGCAAGTAATCCGGTTGAAATCGTGCTTAAAATCGATAATTTCTACAACAATACAGCGAATGACATTGAAAAAATCGCTGATGAATTAACTTATTTAATTCGACGCAAAAAAATAGCATTAGGAGGTGTTTAGATGTATTTCACTTTTAATGGAACAAGTAGCGAAAGATATGGTTTAAAAGTAAAAAACTCTAACCACCTATCTAGACCGGCTAAAAAAATTGAATCCATTGCAATTCCTGGACGTACGGGCAACTTGGTTATTGATGATGGCAGCAAAGAAAATCTTCAAATCGAACTAGAGTGCTTTGTCGATGCGAGAAGCAATGCTAATTTGCCTCATCTAGCCAAACAAATCGGCGCTTGGTTACAAGATCCTATCGGTTATCAAACGTTAACTATGTATGACGGGACAACATTTAAGGCAATTTGCACAAATCAGATTGATGTATCAGAGTTGATTGATAATTTCGCCGAAATATCTATTCGCTTTGATGCAACGGAGGTGACTTCATGATACCAACTCTATACGATAAGACCGGTGCGGTTAAAATCGGAGATTTAACCGACTGCATCGAGTGTTTGGTTGAAGAAGAACGCAATGGGATATTTGAGTTAACGTTGGTGTATCCTTCTGCCAGTGACCTTTTAGATTGCATTATCACCGAGAATATCATCGTTTGTGATGCGAATGATTTTCTCAAACATCAACAATTCCGCATTTATAACACTCGCAAATTAATGGCTAATCGAATTGAGATTTGCGCTAGACACATCTCTTTCGATTTAGCACATGACTGGATTGATAAAATAGAATTTGAAAATCAATCGTGTGAGTATGCGTTGAATCAAATTTTTAGAAACTCTCAGTTTTGTAAACACTTCAGAGGACATTCAGATATCATTAACGCACAAGACTTTAAAGTTGATGCGGTCTCTTGTTTAAGTGCCATCGGCGGTGCTAAAGGATCAGTTTTAGATACATTCGGGAACGGCGCTGAGGTGTTAAGAGATAACACGGAAATCCATGTTCTTAATCGACGCGGACATGATAACGACGTATCTATTGAATACCGAAAAAATCTTACAGGTTTAGAGTTAGAAGAAGATACGACTGATTTAGTAACACGAATCTTGCCTTATGCTAAGTATTACGATCAAAACAAAAAAAATGAAGAAGTTGTAGTTAAGGGGGCCTTCGTAGATAGCCCGAACATTGATAACTATGTTCATCCATACATCAAATATATCGACTATAGCGAGAAGTTCGATGATGACAACCTTCCTAATGCTGAAAAATTAGAGCGTTTGGCTAAAAAGGAGTACGCGGTTAACAAAGTTGATGTGCCTAAACAGAATTATAAAATCGAGTTTGTTCCGCTTTCGAAGTGTGCTGGTTACGAAGGCTTAGAGGATAGAATTAACCTTTGTGATGTAGTTACTATCCGTGACACAAGATACAATATCGACACGCAATCTAAGGTTATTAAAGTAACTTATGATGTGCTTAGAGATATATACGAGTCAATGGAACTTGGAGAGCCGAGAACGACTTTAGGTGATGTTGTAAGTGGTGGCGGCATTAATGGGCCGATAAAAGGAGAACAAGGGCCGCCTGGTGCTAATGGTGATCTGTCGGACTTTCCGGACGAACTTCCCGAAACACCGATCGTTAGCGCAACTGTTTACGGTTTTGCTAATGTAGAAATCTCATGGACGTTCGAGAGCAAAATTTATTATACATACGAGGTTTATGCCTCTAAAACAAAAGGTTTTACGCCTAATGTGTTTGATTTGATTTTCAGCGGACAAGCTAGTACATTCATGCACCAACTTAAACCTAATGAAACTTGGTATTACAAAGTTTGTGCGGTTAACACGCATGGATCACGCACTGACTTTAGCGAAGAAGTGGAAGTTAATACCGTTAAAATAGACGATTTAAGTAACTACGTCGAGGAAATGGCGATCAGTGACGCTTTAATTGGCGAACTTAACTTAGGTCGTGGGTGGTACGGTGAATTAAGAGGGAATTATATCGACGCTAGACAGTTGAGTGTAACTGACGGGAACGGTAAAAGAACACTAGATATCGACTCTTTTGGTAACGTTCGTTTTGACGTTCAAGAGATGAAAATAAAAGGGCAATCAGCGGTTACAATCGAAAGCCTATCCACGCCAGGAAAGACAACTATTGACGGCGCTAATATAACCACAGGATATTTAAGTGCGGATAGAATTAGCGGTGGTTATTTATCGTCTAAAAACAATGACTTAAGGTTCAATTTAAACAGTGGTATTCTTGGTGTATACGATAATAATAGGCTTTTATGTACTACTTTAAAGATGAAAGAAAATAAAAGTGGAAAATACGGAATGGGGATGTTGGCTAATAATGATTCATTTATCGCTCTAGGGTTAGGCGATAATGATGATAACACCATTTACAAACCGTATGTGACGCTCACCAACAAAATAACAGGAACGGATTATCATCCAGGCATAAATCTATTAACCACAGTTCATGGTTTTTACAATAACTTGAAAAATATGAAACTAAACTATGATGGTTTTAAACGTTCGAGCAATGATTATGTCAGCATTTATCCAACGAACCTTAACAGTTCAGAAAGTAAATTAATCATGGAATTAGGTGATGACTATACAACGTCTTTCGAGATTTTAGCGAAAATGTATAACAAAGGTTATAGTGATCGAGTTGCTACGTTCAGAGGCGTTGGAGGTTCTGAGGAAAATCCGACAAGCCAAGCAGGGATACATTTTTATCAAAATCTAGATATGCACGGTTATAGAATTTGGGGACTTAATAATTTAAGCGCTAACGATGTTAGTGTCGAGACTCTTAAAGTTAGTGAGATTTCAATAGAACCGACTCTAGCAACAGCTTCAATAAGAGGAAAACAAATAAAATACACCGTTCCGACTGCTATGACGCCTAACGTCGAATTATTCGGAAGCGGAAAAGTGAGTGACGGGCATTGCGTGGTCGAGCTGCCTGAAGGGTTTTATCACGATGGATATATCGTTGTGTTGACACCGATGAGGTTAGGATATTACGAAATAAAAAAACACGACGATCGTTTTGAAGTTATTGGCGATATTGAAGATTTTGATTACATCGTGAAAGGACGTGTAAAATAACTATGTATAAAAGAGATATTTATTTAGATATTGATGATAATTTGAATAATTATATTAAAAGCGTGGAATTAGATAGCAATAGTCGAGTTTGGCACTTTCATTTGACGGTCGATTATGAACCGTTAGATTTGACTGGAAAAAGTGTTCAATTTAGAGCGGAAAAGCCGGATAAAACAAATGTTTTAAATGATTGCAAGATTGTAGATGCCGAAAAAGGTGTCGTTGAGGTTAAGTTAACACGACAAGTAAATGCTATTCCGGGACACGTTAAGTGTTTGCTAAAAATCATTGGTGATGAAGGGTTTGTATTAAAAACTAAAACCTTTGTTATCGATGTCAGTAAAACGTTGACCGACGAACCTATTGTATCATCAGATGAATTTGGCGCTTTAGAAGTTGCTTTAGGCAAGGTGCAAGATATCGATAATCGATTTGCTCAAACTAATGCGCAATTGTCACAAAAGGCAAGTCAGAAAGAGTTGGCGGTCGAAAGAGCAAGAATTGACAGTTTTACAAAGTTAAATGAAGGTTCAACAACAGGTGATGCAGAGTTAATTGATGCACGAGTTGGTGCGGATGGCATTGTCTATCAGAACTTAGGTGAGGCAATAAGAAAACAAATTAGTAATAACATCACTTCTTATATAAGTTTACCCTTTGAGCTGATTTCTGATTATTATATCAATTATAAAAGTGGAAATGAAATTGCTTACAGTGAACCAGGCGTTTATTTTGCGTCTGATTTTATTAAATTAATATCATCAAATGAAAGTGTCAACATTAAAAATTTAAATTATCCAGGTAACGACTCAGCAGGTTTAGCTTTTTATAGTGATAATAAAACGTTTATTAGTGGTTATCAATATAATAATGAAACAGATTTAACAGTTGATGTGCCAGATGGAGCAGTTTATATGAAGTTCACCCTAGGAAATCATGATTATTTAAACAGTGTTGTTGTATATCAAAATCAATATAACACTATAACCGCTGTCGCACAGGATATAAAGGTTTTATCCGATAAACTATCCGATAAACTAAACGTTTTAATGAATGAAACAGATGTGACAGAGAATGTATCCGGAGTCTATATTTCATCCCACGGATATGTTGTTGAAAATGGTGGAGCATCATACCACATATCTAATCCTATTTCGGTTAAGAAATACTCTATTTTAATCGTTAAGGCAGAGGGTTATAAATCTAACGTAGCCATCCTTAGTAAGTGCTTAGGTGATGGGGATAGATATGAGTGTTTGGTGCGGTCAGAAGAGAATGTATACGAGTATATTTATTTCGTTCCTGAAGATATGGAGGTAGCTTTGTGTTCGAGCATATCTACACAATGGCAACTACATATAATGGATTTTCTTGATGAACCTCTAAAAGATTTGAATGAGGGAATGTCCAATATTGATGATAAAGTGACACAAGCGAATGATAAAATATCTAACATATTTGTACCTTACAATGTGGCAAATACTAATGCTTATATTCATCACAGTATGGGTACAGAAGTTTTAGGACAAACACCTCATTTAGCTAGTACAGATTATGTAAATGTCGCTAATATGAAGTCCTTTACTGTAAATAACCTAAAATATGGTTCTAATGATTTAGCAGGGTTATCTTTTTACGACAAAGATAAGGTGTTCATTAAAGGACACCAGTACAATAATGATGTAGACTTGACAGTTGATGTACCAGAAAAAGCAGTATATGTTCGACTTACTTTAGTAGTAAAGTATTTGGATATTACTTGCATTACAAGTAATGTTGTTGATATGGTTAATTCTTTAGAAAATACCATTCAAAGATTAAATACTGAATACTCGACTACATACCTTACAGGTCATTATATCAATTACAAAAATGGTGAGTTGGCTACGTTTCAATCTGAGTCATTGAGTGCTACCGAATTTATTAAGTTAGATGAAATGTTTACACTATTGAGCGTGAAAAACTTAAATTATCGTAGTAATGATTTAGCAGGGTTATGTTTTTACGACAAAAGCCAAAAGTTTATTAGTGGTTATCAATATAATAATGATTTAGATGTATCTTTAGTTGTTCCTAATGGTGCTACTTATGTTAGATTTACAGTACCAACAAGTAGTATTGATGGCTTAGTAATTTCAGGTGAATCTGATATAAAACCTTCTATGTATAAAACAGAACAGAGATTAAAAAATGTCGAATCTGTTGTGGATTCTATTGTTGAAGATAATTACGAATATTGCCAAATTTTTCATAAGATCGCAGGTATTGGTGATAGCTTAATGAGTGGTGAGTTAGCATTTTGGAGCGAAGAAGAACAGAAAAACAAATTTGTTGATTGTTATAACTACTCTTGGCTAAGTAATTTATGTAAAAATATCGGGGCAGAAGCAGTTCACTATTCAAGAGGTGGTCAGACTACAAAAACTTGGTTAGAACAACAATTACCTAAAATGAAAGAGGAAACGATATTGCCTTCTGCTTATTACATAGCTTTAGGAACAAATGACTCGGACGAAAGTAAATTACCGCAAGGACTAGGAACTTTTGATGATTGTGGAACTGACAAAGAAACTTTCTATGCACTTTATTCAAAAATTATTAGAGAAGTCCAAGCATTTAACCCTCACGCTAAGATATTCTGTTGCTCACTCTATTATGGAAATAATGATACTATCACTAAATTCTGTAATGCTATTAAAGAAATGAGCGAGAAGTACGGTTGCTATTATGTAGATTTTATTAATACTTATGGGCAATTTTATAAAAATTCTAGTCCGTTTATAAGTGTAGGTCATTTTACTTCGACTGGTTATGTGCGTGTCGCTAGAGAAATGCAAATCTTAACAAACGAGATTATTAGTAAAAATCAAAGTGATTTTAGGTTTGTAGGCTTAGAACACAAAGAAATTTAGGAACAATTGGGTAATAGTTTTTTAAAAACTAAATTTTAATCGGTTCAATAAAAATAGGTCACTCAATGAGTGGCCTTTTAATTTAAAAGAGGGGTAAAAATGGAATTGGTAACTTTAGAAGTCTTATTTATGATTTTTTTTGGAGCAATAGTAACTGATTTTATCACTGGTGTATTGGTAGCCGCTAAACACGGGAAGTTGAAAAGCAGAACGTGTAGTAATGGTATGTTCCGTTCAATCGGCGAGTGCATCGTGTTAGTGATTTTTATGCTTATAGATCGATTAGTTCCTGGATTAAGTTTAATCTTAAGCACTTTTGTCCTAGGATTCGTATTTAAAGAAGGTTTAAGTGTTGTTGAGAACTTAGTCCAGTTGGATGTATGGGTTCCGGACTCGATTAAGAAAATGTTAGAAGTGGGCGTAAACAAAGTCAATTCAAAAGAGGTGGAGTGAAATGGCACAAAAATTAATTTTACCAATCAACAAGATGCGAGTAACAGCAGGATACAAAAACGCAAATTATCGTAAAGAGTTCGGATATACTCATTATGGAGTCGATGTGACGGATAAAAATCGCAAAGACAAACGCGTGTGGGGAAGTGGTAACGGTGAAGTTACTCATGCGGGTTGGCATCCTAGTGGGGGGAATGTCGTTGTCGTTGTGTATAAAGAGTGTGAAGCGAAAAATGGTAAATGGTACGATATTGCTATGCGATACTATCATTTAGATAGCATCAATGTAAAGGTTGGGCAAAAAATAACGAAAGATACCGTAATCGGTAACTACGGAAATACAGGTTCATCTAGCGGAGCACACTTGCATATCGAAGTTGATCACGACATCAAATACCCTAATTACACACCTCAAACTTCGAAATCAAATAGCGTGTTAAAGAGCGGAACGGATACGACTTTAAACCCGGTGGACGTTCTGTGGTGTAAAACATCAGCGCCGGACAAACAATCAGTACACAACGCCGGTTATAACACAGTAACTGCAAACGACTTGGATTACAAAGTAACTAAATAATGTGGTATAATAGATTCATAGGTGTTAACCTAAATATAATAAAAAAATCAAATATCACATAAAAATCTCTATCAGATGAAGATTTAATAAAAAGAGGTAGATTCGGTCGATTCCGTTTCTACCTCTTTTTTTTATTTTATTTAATGTCATAGATTCGGATTCTCAAGTCGCAATAATCAGCGACATATTGGTTTCTTGCCCCATCAAAGACAAATCTTTTAATGTTCGGGAACGTGAAAAAAGAATCACCAGTGTGGAACGTAATATCCACGCCTCGCTCCCCGAATTGATTCGTGCAAGTGTCTCTTATAATTGAGCAGAAAGCACCATAATTAATTTGAACACTAAAGCAAGAGTATGTTTCTAATTTTTTCAAAACTTCGCTTAATTTCATCATTGTTATCATCCTTTCGTAATCAATAAAACCACTAAACTTTATAAAATGCAATTAAAAAAGTATTTTTAATCGACTAACTTCTTACTAGCTTCATGATATAACTCATATAGATCATGCGAAATATAATCCGCAACGTGACAGAAGAACCACCAGTCTAGGCATGGCATAAACTCTTTCGGTGTATTCTCTTTAAAACTAAGATATTTCTCAATAGCTTCTGATGTATTTAAACATCCTTCAAAGTCAATTTTTTCAAAATCCCATTTTTCCATAAAGTTCACTCCTTTAGTTATGGTTTAAAGGTGGAATCGGCATACAGCCGACTCCTTAAAAGTTTTCGATTTCATCTAAAGTGTAATAACCGTGATCCCAAGAACCTTCATAACGTTGAAATACTACGCACACATCTTCCTCAATAACGTTTGAAATCCATAAATCATCATTCACCTTATTTAACTTTAATACCTCACCATAATAATTAACTTTCATCATCATCAACTCCCTTTCGCTTTATAGTATAGTATATGCTCTAGCGAAACGGATTATACATAAAACATCACAAAATGTACGGATTATTGTTGACGTTTTCGGATTTTAGGAGTATTATATTACTGTAAACATCACAAAATGTACGGATTCATGTAAATGATGAAAGGAGAGGTAAGAAATGATTTTAGGTTTAGATATCGGAAATTTAACAACGGTTTGTGTTTCGGAAAATAATGAGGTAGTGTTTGAGAGTCGTCTTAAACCATACCAACAATTAAACAGATTTAGCGGTAATGATGTGTTTGAGATCGACAATCAAAAATTTATTTTTGAGGAAGGATATTTCGAAAATAATTTAATCAAACACGAAAAAGAAAATTTCATCAATCTAGTTTACTACGCCATCGCAAAAACTTGTGATAGCAATTCTATCTTCTTAACTGTTGGGGTTCCTGCTGGGCAATACAATAGTGAACGCGAAAATATCAGACGAACATTGATGCAAAACTCATGTAAAACGGTTAAATTAAACAATAAATTAAGAGCCATTACAATCGAGGATGTATTTGTTGCGCCGGAAGGATATGGAGTGAAAGTTGAAGCCTTAACAAACATCAACAATAACTCTAAGACGTTAGTAATTGATATCGGTGGTGGAACAACAGATGTTGCTGAGTTTGATGAAAAAGGGAAGTTTATCGGTGGCAAATCAGTAAAAAAAGGTTTAATTGATCTATACAAAGAAGTAGCTGATACACTGGATAACGAATACCGTTTAAGTGTGTCTTTAGAGGATGCGCGAAAATATTTCGATGGGGAGTTATCAGTGAAGAATGATAGCTTTGAAGAAGTTACAGAATATAAAAAATACGCGTTGTTGAATTTAGGGAAGTATTTGCTTAATGAATTACGCGGAATGTATACTAATCTATCTCAGTACAATATCATCCTAAGTGGTGGTGGGGCTAAGATACTACATCCGCTATTTTTAAAGGTTTATCCTCAAACTAAAGCAATCACCGACATTAAAGCTAATGCAAAAGGGTTTAGAAGGGTAGGAGTAGCGAAATGGCAAAAGAATTAAGAATCACTTTCAAAGAGAGCGAGATGTATCTGTATGAATATATCAAACAGAAATCGAGTCCAAGTGCTTTTCTAAAGGATTTGGCAGCTATCGAACAAAGAAGGGAAAGTCTATATCTCAACAATCAAACTGTTGCTAATAATCCAGTGATTCAACAAACAGAACCAGTTTTTGAAACAAAAGATCCTAATGATTTAGATATTACGGATTTACCCGATTAATAATTAGGCTAGATTAATTTCTAGTCTTTTTTTATTTATTTTTGGGATTTAGTCAACTTTTCAACTTTCGCATCATACACTTACATTGTAAGTGCCTTAGGCAGACTATAACCTTGCGAATTTTGCCCCTATTTGGGGCTTTTTTTATTATATTTATCGCATTTTATGTGTATTTTTTACTAAGAAGTTGCGTAACATTAAACAGAAAGGAGTGGTTTCATGTCTCAAAACATTTATAAGAGATTAACAGTTATTTTTTACGATAAAGATAAGGAGTGCTATGAAGCTTTTAAAAAATTATCAGCGGAAAGAGAAGAATCGATGACTAAGATTGCTAGGAAATTAATCTCAGCAGAATTAGAGAAAAATAAAAAGGGCGAATAGCCCTTATTGAAGAAATGTGATTTCTAATATATCCGCTAATAATTTAAGAACAATGCCACCAACTAACCAATTCATTTCGATTCACCGCCTTACTTAATTCTCACTAATATATTGCGCAATTTTTTAGCATATTATACACCAAAGCAGCATAAATTTTAGCGTGAGGTGATAAAAGTGCGGTTATTAATCGGTGTTATTCTAGGAGTCATCATTTCGATTCCGGAAATTAAAAAGATCGTTGATAGAGTTAAGGGGGAGTGAAGATGAAAATTTGCTATTTTGTTATGAAAAATAATGAGTTGGTTGAAGTTGATCCAAAAAAGGTGGGGCAAGTAGTAACAACGTGTGCATTGATTGCGACTCCAGTTTTACCAATTCATGCAGCAGATGTTGCAAATGGTGGTTTGCAAATTAAAGAAGCTGCGCAGCCAATTGTTGATGCGATTATTGAATTAGCTAATCCAGTTAGTTATGCCTGTATGATTAAGGGAGCAATGCAAGTCGCAACTGGCGATGAAGTTAAAGGTAAAGCAAGTATGAAGAACGCATTGATGGGTTATTTAGTTGTAAAATTCACTCCACAGTTATTCGAATTTTTGGATGGTTTAACTTTCTTCAAGTAAGGAGAGGGAGAGGTGAATGTTATGGAATGGATGTTATTAAAAGTTGGTGAAGGTGTATCTTATGTGTGTCAGTTACTAGCAGGACAGAGCCAAGTTTTCATTGTAGGAGTCATGGTTGGGGGCATCATAGTAGCAACAGGTCATAAGAAGTTAGGAATTAAAGTGGCTAATACAAGTGTTATCACCTATTTAGTGTTACAGGTGGTGGCAGGGCTATGGTAAAACGTGAATATGTGACTTACAAATTGATTCCAGATGTAAATATTAAAAATAATCAAAATATTAGTATCATTCAAAGCATGGCTTCAACTTTTCTTAAACCTATTGAGCGAGTATCATCAAAAGGGATTATTGAACCAATGAAATTTTATTTTGACATTGAATTAACTAAAGATTCAGCAAATTTTTACCTAACTATTCCGTCAAATGTCGAAGAAATGGTTGTAAATAAGGCTAGAACCGTATGGAACAAAGCCAACATTCACATTGAAGCGCTAGAAAATAATTTTAATATTCAGACCACAGAGTTAGCTGAATTAGTGTTAAAGGATTACACTTTTAAGTCACTTAATACTGATAAGGGGGATTTATTTCCCCTAACTAACTTATTATCCATGACAAAAGCCCTCAATGAAAAGGAACGTGTGAGGGTGAGTATCTGTCTTGAACCATTGAAAAGAACTAACTGGTTGGATAAGGCGCAGGCAGAATATAAGGATTTCAAAAAAGGTAAAAAAATGGATCGTACCGTTAAATTATCAGAACAACTAACCAAGTGGGGACTTCAAGGGATGGAAAAAGGTTTAGAAATGTATATCAACCTTCAACTTTTAAAATTTGAGGTATTATTCGGAGTTATGTTCCCCGAACAGACAGAGGAAACCAAACAGGAAATTCTCGTAAACATTCAACAATCATCATCCGACAATGCACTAACACTAGATGGATTAAGCCACCATTCGACCTATAAAAGAACATCTGAAGCATTTTTATCGAGAATATTAATTTTATCAGATGGTGACAATGCCGAAAGAACCAAAATGAATTTATTAGCAACAGCAAACGCCTATAAAGATTTAAACGCAGATAATGAGTTAGTCATGAGATTGCCAAACCGAAAGTATATTAAAGAAATTCTAAAACATAATTTCGATGGTTCCTACGAATTAGTTGTATCTGATCGTGAAGCATCAAAACTCATTCAATTACCACAAATTACACTTCAAAAGTTATACAATTTAGAAAATATTGAAACTAGAGAGGTTATGCCTCCTAAAGAAGCTTTAATTGGAAAAATAAGAGTTGGTGAGGTCGCGTTAAACAGTAAAAACAAAACTGTCACCGTTTATTTCAGTGATAATGTAAAGAAAGTGTCATTTACGAATGTTGTTATGGGAGCAGAGGGGTGTGGTAAGACAACGCAAATTAAACGAATTGCCAAAGAATGTTCATGGCAGGGTTATAGCAATATTCTAATTGATTTTATTGAAGATAATAAACTGGCTAAAGAAGTTATGGAAGGCATTGATGTTGATAAAACTGTAATTTTAAGGATAGGAGATAAAGGGTTTATTCCAGCACTGGCTTATAATGAAGTGTCAAAGTTGATTACAGAAGATTTAGATAACTGGATGAAGATACATTATGCAAGTATGATAGCCGAACAGGTGGAATATTTGGTTAATTCCATCACCACTACTAACACAGGTGAACTCACTGATCCAATGGTTAGGTTATTAAATGCAGCGTGTCGCATTACTTTTGTTAAGCCTGGAGCAACTTTAGGTGATGTGTTTGATGTTTTATTACGACATGACAAGCGACAACAAGCCATTAATTATGCAAAATCGATATACAGTGACGATAGTAGCCTATTTTATGAGTTAAAAAGTATTGATGAATATTCAAAAGATGGAAAGAAAGTCGTTGGGACTAAAACAACTAATAAATCACTAGAGGGTATCATGTCTAGGTTCACTCAGCTTACAAAAGTTCCATTTCTCGAAGCGATGTTAAAAGCAGACATCGATCCATCGCACGATTTTGATAAATGGATACAGGAAGGGAAATCTGTTTTTATTATGATTCCTCAAAATTTATTTCCTAATCCAAAAACAAGGGATATTATAACGACTTATTTCATGACTAGAATATGGCTAACCGCTCAAATAAGAGAAGATAACACAAATTCACGATTATGTAATCTTATATTCGATGAAGTGCATCAAATGCCGAACACGGCTTCATTCATTGCCGAACACGTTAATGAATTTAGACGACATAGACTAGGACTCACTATTTCATGCCACTACTTAGGACAATTCAAATCCCTAGAAGAAGCTATGTTATCAAAAAGAACAAATTATATCATCTGCCAATCTACTCAGAAAGATAATGTTAAGAAGTTAGCCGAAGAAATCCAACCATTCACACTTGATGATCTAGCAAACCTAAAACTACATGAAGCAATATGTAGTATTAACTATCCGTCCGGCAGACATAACTTTATTTGCAAGTTATCAAAATAGCGGCTCAAAGTGAAAAGAGTCGCTTTTATTTTTTGATGGTGTATAAAAAATGATTAAAAATCGAATAATATAAAAAAGGGGGCTATCCGAAAGTGTGGATAACCCTTTTTTTATTTTTTATTGTAAAATACGACATTATTTGATATCATTCAATTAGCAAAATAAAAAGACTCCCACAAAGTTTGGCCGCTCAAGTGGAAGTCTAACACCGTATAAATTAATTACAAACGTAATTAATAGCTTTTTATTAAGTTCGTTTGTAATTATAATATCATTTTGCGCTAAATGCAATAGTTTTATTCCATTTTAGCTGAATTTTGTGTGGAGTCCTTTTGTTTGCTAGATATTTACAGCACCAGGAGGACTTTTTATTATGATTACAAAACGCGCTTATACGCCGGAAGATTGCTTAAAGTTTTATCAAATGCCACAAATTTTTTACAACAAAGAGTCTAAATATTTCAAACTAATGAAAAACGGAATTGCCAGAGAATTATATATGCTATTAAAAGATCGCAATGAACTCTCAATTAAAAACGGTTGGATAGATAAAGAAGGTTATATTTACTTCTACTTCAAACAAGAAGAATTAGCGGAAATGTTAAGAGTTTCGCCTCCTACGTTGAGAAAAGCGTTCAATGAATTAAAAGATGCCGAGTTAATTCATGTTGTTAGACAGGGTATGAATTTACCAAATATCCTTTACTTACTTCAACCTGAAAATGACGTTGAAACGCAAGAAGAACTAGGATATAAAAATTCTTTCTATCCGGATGGAAAAATTCTTTCTGTCCAAGGGAAAAATTCTTTCTATCCGGATGGAAAAATTCTTTCCTCTAATAATACTAAGTTTAACTATACTAATAATATCAATACTAAAAGAGCTAATAATAATAGCAAGGCGCCAGTTCCAAAAGAGTTTTATTACGACTGGATGAAAGAGGATGGAGAATAAAAAAGGAGTTTTGAAAATGAATAAAATTGTAAATCATACAGAATCACACATAAAAGGAGATAACATCATGGTTCCTAACAAGGATATATTAAATCCTGATTTAGATTTAGAGGAATTAGGAACCTTCTTAACTTTGTTTGCGTTTATTGATGAAGGATACTTTACTGATGGTGAATTATTTAATTGTTTCAAAGATCCGAAAGAACAAGTTAAAAAAGTATTTGATAGGTTAATCGTCAAAGGTTATTTAGAAATAATCGAACATGAAGGTGTTACTGAATATCATATTTACGGGAAAGATACGGTTAATTAAAATCTAAGTTTTAAAAAAACTGTAATTAAATTGAATTGTCATTTTTTTCTGCATATTGTATAATTTTGTCAATTGCTATAAAAAATAACAATTTGAACGAATGTTTGTTTTTTTGAATGGTTATGTTTTATCGCGATTCTAGGGATTGATGGAAAATTAAAAGGGTGAGTCGTTTGTGAGAGAAAAAATTCTAAACGTCATTAATCAAATCGATGATGAGGTTAAACTAACAACAATTTACAAATTTATTTTAGGATTAACAAAAAAAGGCTGAGAGCGTTTCTCGGCCTTTTTTATTTTGTCATTTTTTCTACGAGTCTCTCGATAAATCTCCAATCTTCATCCTCTAAGGTTAACATAGCTTTAATTATTTTAGTTTTAAATGCGTCGCCATCTGCTAAACAAGCGCCCATTAGGTAAGCTAGTTCTTCTTGTTGTGTTGGAGTTTTATCTTTTGGACCTGTACCGAACTCAATCCATTCGGGATTAACTTTACAAGCTTCGGCGATGTCATCGATCACACGTTTACTTGCGAGCGCCTTCCCATTTTCCATCGAAGCGATATGACTGCGAGTAACACCAACCATTTCACCAAACTTTTCCTGACTCAAACCTAAATCTTTTCTTAACTCTCTGATTCTATTTTTCATTTTTACCACCTTTCATAAGCACATAATACATTATTATACGTTGTTAAACAACAAAAAATGCAAAAAAAAATAAAAAAAGTGTTGTTAAACAACAAAAAATGGTGTAGAATACAAATTGTAGCGACGGTGAGCAACAAAAAAAGCTACAAAACGGGGTGAAAAGATGACAATTGAAGAAAAAGCCAATATTGTGTCAAAAATCTTCGAGGCGCTAGAAATTGTGCCAAAAGAGCAAAAGGACCAACTAGCCGGGATCATCATTGGTTATTCGATGGCTAGTCAATTTAAAGAAACTGAGGGGGCTTAGAAATGGGTTGGATGCATTTATCGCTTGTGGCTTACGAGAGCACTCATGAGTCAGTAACGGGTTTTAAAATCTATCGCCAACATCAGCAAGTGGGGACTATCGAGAAAAGAAATGGCGAATGGATCGCGGCGTTTATGGTCGGAT